CCATAATTCCATGCAATAGATTCTTTTGATGTGCAATAAAATGGCCAATTAACTATACCAGCTGGTAGAATGAGTCGATTACCCTGATTATAATAATATGCATTCACAGCAAATACAGGGTCATCCCATGTCTTGGATGTCATACAGTTACTAATATGTTTTAATTCTGATTCTGTTTTAGAGATTCCAAGATTTAATATATTTTTAAGTAAATTATCTTTATTTAATTGAGGAGCTTGATAATTTGAGAATTTTTCTGGATATAAAATTCCCATTTTCATTTTATCAACCTTATTTTCTGCATAGTTTCTTGTCTTTTTATCTAACCATGTAGATTGCTTTATTCTATTCATTGCAGAATATTTAATTGTATCAGCAAACCCTATTATTTCTTTCTTAAATGATTCAGTTACATAATATGATATATAGAGACGTGATAGAGGTATAGTTAACCAATCCTGTGCAATACGTATGATATATTTATTTTTTGGCATTTTATCAGTAATACCACGCAAACGTTTACTATAGAATTCAATATACTTATCATAATATGGATATGGTAAATATTTCATACAATGTAGAATTATATTTGATTGGAAGATTGCTTTCCATAATTCTAAAATATCACTATTAGTATTAACTGATTTACACATATAATTAATTAATTGAATCCACTTTTCAGAATCCACAACAATTTTTTGTAGAATTATATTTTGTGTTTCCTTATTTATATTAGATAATTCAAATATTCTATTAAATAATATATCCCAATTTATATATTTATATTTTCTTTTGAGGCTATCTAATGTATATGTTATATTTGATTCATATTCAGTTGATTCTAGCAATTTAATGTATTTACTTTCAAATTGAACAAAACGCTCTAAATTTACACAGTTGAATTCTTTCCCTATTTTATTCAGAAAATTTAGGTATGCATTAAATATACGAATACCTCCTGGACCTGTTCCATTATAATATGAATCATCTGGTAATCCAAATTGGCCTGGTGATAAATGTAGTCTCCAATGTAATGGATCTGAATCCTCTGGACCACTATATAATACTAATATATTCTGTATTCTATATACCATGAATTCCCCTAATGTACTACATATATCATCAACTGAACGAATACAATTAATAGATGTCAGCAATTTATTGAATGTGTGAATACTATCCTTTGATTTATATGTATTGTTTTTAATTGATTCAACTAATGTTCCTAGTATATATTTATCATTATTGTGCTTTTCATTATTAATAAAATTGGTATGTGACTCTTTATAAATGTGCTCCAATTCTTTATCAACCTTTTCTTCAATCTCTTCACTAACACCAATTGATACATTAAATGGCATTAAATGTGCATGTTGATTCCAATTATTATTCACGTAATTATAAAAATCATTACCAGGTAAAAAATTCTTATTAATTGATGGTATTATTGGATATTTTGGACATTTTTTAGTTATTTTATTAATTATGAAATGTTCTTGCAAATGTCTGCGACGTTTTTTTGTGTATGGTTGTGACATTATTTATCTTTCTTCTTATATTCAACCTTTGACGATTCTTTGGTGTTCTATCCATTGATGATGATTGTGTACTACTACGATAATATTTAACCGGATATCTCTCTTGTATTTTATCATATAGTCTTGATGTTGCAATTGGTGTATAATATTGCATTTTATACATTTTAATTAATTTATTTGAAATAGTCATCATGTTGGCTGAACCAATTTAATTATAATACATATTATACTCAGCTTATTGTCTCCATCTATTACCACAATTATGGCATGTAATAAATATAGTCATTGGTTCATCAGCTGAACGTGTTTGAAGCATATAATAACTACATTCACGCTTCTTACAACGACCACACTTGTATATATCTGTTGTATTACCCTTATTACCTTCCAAAATATTCTGTTCTCTTTCAAGTTGTTCATTCGTTAGTTTAATCCAATTCTCTGGCTGTAATTCATAATCAGTCATCTGACCAAGTTCCTTCATTGTAAATTCACCATCCTTATAGCGTGCCAATAGTCGACTATTAAAACGAGGAGATTCCTTATTTAAATGTCCCCAAATGGAACGCTGCTTTTCGTTATACATTGTAACAAATAGCGAATTATTCCAATGACATATTACATGCCGTTTCTCAGCCTCTTTGCATATATTATCAAATATTGATTGCTGTAGTTCATATATCATATCATTTGTAATACCTTCATTCTGAAGAAATTGAAATCGTTTAATAAATCTCTGTTTTTCTATATCACTATTCTTATTTATTGTAGAATTATCTTCCTTTTCATAGATTTGATACTGTTTCTGTATACCTGTTTGATGTGCAACTGTCTTCTTTTTCTTTGACACTGCCTTCTTTTTCACCTTCTTTTCTTCTACTTCTACTTCCTCATCCTCTTCTTCATTATCTGCAATATCATCTACTTCATCTTCTGATTCACTTTCTTCAACAGATGATACATCATCTTCACTTTCTTCATCTGATTCTATAATATCATCCTCTAGTTCCTCCTCTTCCTCTTCTTCTTCAATTTCTTCTTCATCTATATTATCATCTTCATCATCTGTTGGTTTAATTTGCTGTGGCTCCTGTTTTGGTTGTTTTATTGCTGTCTTTGGAACCCTCTTTTTATTTTTAATATGTTCCTCTATTTTACTAAAATCCTCTACATTAATTGAAATAGGCTGTGTATAATCTTCTGTATTGCTACCAATTATTAGAATATCGCCATAATATACTGTTTTACTGTCTTCAAAACACTGTGTTTTATTTTCTGTTCCTTTTTTACCATCTTTAAAACCAAATACAGTAATGAAGGATGGGGTAATTGTATTGATTTGATATTTGAATAGTATTTCTGGTGCTGATTTCTTTTTCATATATTGATGAATATCATCCAATGAAAGTGTCTCTGTATCTTTATCAACTAGAAATTTTGCACGACGGATTTCCCCTTTAATTGTACATACTATTCCAAATAAATTCTTTTGACTAGGCATTTTATAGTCTATCTAAAAGATACTCTTAATACTATATTTAAATCTTGAATCTAAAAACAAAATTTGATATATATTACATATCAAATTTTATTTATATCATTTATAAAATGTCAACTTTTATTGAAATTCTTACATTAGAAAAAAATAAATCATCAAATAATGAATTAAATATAACAATTTATGATGCAGGTGATAAATATGTAGAGTTCTATCATTCTACAAATGAATGGAAATGTTGGCAGATTATTAATATAGAATATATAATGAAAGATAATATACAATATATCATTAAAACTATTAAATTTATTGGCTATGATATTGTGCCACAAAATATTATAGCATCATATGATACATACTATAGCAATACACAAAGAGGTATATGGTCTATTAAACACTTTGGACAGCTTGTTGAGGATGAGCATCTTGATGTTGAACAGTTGATGAACAGCAACTTATGCATCGAAACAGTTTCTTCACCTTTGAAAACAGTGAAACAGTCTCATTCAAGGCCTGTACAGTCTCAACCGCAGCAGAAGAAACAGCAGCAACGGCCTCAATTACCTCGCCAATATCCTTTGGATTCTCAAGTGCATCCTTCACTTCCTCAACAGCAGTTTGAACAGCTTCTACTGCTTCAACAGTTGCAGCAACAGATTCTTCAGCAGCAGCAACAGTTTCTTTCACAGCCTCAGCATTCTTTATACCAAGAGCAGCCTCCACAAGAGAGTTATCCAAAACAGAAGAAACAGTATCAGAAACAACATCAACAGTCTTCTCAACAGCAGCCATCTTCTCATTCAGTGAAGCATCCGAGGATGCAAGAACATCAGATGCAGAAGAAACTTGTTCAACAGAATCAATCACTTGTTCCTTTAATGAAACCGGGCTCATCGTCTTCAATTCCAATTGTTCCATCTTTCTTATTACCGGCTCGAAAGTAGTCTTAGAATTAAAAACACTATAGCGTCAACAATAGCATTAATGCATTTATTTATCTGTTATTGATTCTAACAAATAGAATAATATGAAACTACTAATACTATTTGGTTTAGTACTAATTGGGTTTGCTATATATACATTTTTTACAAGTGGAGCAGTTTCTGTTAAACAACAACCCGTTATACAATCATATCAACAACAGATAATTCAACAACCACAACAAATTGTAGAGAATCCTGCTTCTATTCAAAAGGAAAGAATTGTGGAACAACATAATGAACCTGGACAATATGATGAATATGAATTAAAACAGAAAAATGCTGATGAACAGGATACAATGAGACATCCTGAATATATGTTCAGACCTGCTCCTGAAAATAATAATATTAATATTGCAGCTGAAAGTGGTTCTGCATCAATGATTTCACAAATGCAACAATATCGTCCAGATTTTGTACAAAATGGTGGTGAATTTATGAATGATGTAATTCCTGCTTCATCAATGGAAGATACAAACTTTTCATCATTTAATTAATTTTTTAATATATATTTGTAATCATAGTCGATGACTTAAATTTGAAATATAATATGTAATATATATTTGATAGTATTTCACATATTATATACAATGAGTATTCCTGAACCTAGTGTACGTTCATCTCAATTTCATGGAAATAAACCTGTTAATCTTAAACAGATTCCAAAAGAGGATTGTTCTGTAATACAAACTATTATTAATAATCAACTAAATAATGATTGGAGAATATCATCTATGATAGATATTAAACGAGATAATAAATTTCTGACTGAACAGACTCTATGGATATGGCAACGTCGTGCATCTCATACAGAACGTTCTGGATATCTTATTATTCGTACAAATGGTTGCTGTGTATTTTGGAATTCAGTGAAAAATGAAATGTATAGTCTTCGTATTCAAATACCACACGGTATATGTTCACCAGATTCTTATTGGATATGTATAGCTACTATTTGTAATTCGCAAAATAGTCTTGATATAGAAGATGTAATTGTTGCAAATGGTACAAATATCTTCAATGAACTATCTTATAGCCAACGTTATAAATTTATATCATATTTGTGTGAGCGACTTTCTAATCAACCATATCTAGGCCTTACAATTAAATCGGTACAGCCTCTTGGAGTTGGTGAATGGTTGCAAAATACTAGTGCATATGGTTATCAACCCGATGATAATTCAGTATGGGATATTCAATCTGAACAACCTGGAATGCGACGTAAAATCTGGATTGCTCCTAAGAAAGAGATATCTGTTCCAAAGCAAGTAACATCAGTTGTATTAACTGGAATTGATGCGTTGACTCATACGAAGGCAGTTCCTAAAAATCATAATCCACTTATTCGACCACAAATGGCTCCTGCTGCGAGATATGCATATGTAAAAGCAGATAAAACAGGACCTGATAGATATATACTTGAAGCAGCAGATAGGGAACGTATTGGATATGCACTTGTAAGAGGTCTTATTGAATCTGAAAAAATGCGTCAAGATATTATGAATGGTGCAAATATTGCACGTATTGAATATTCACCCGAATACTCTAAATATAAAATTGTTGAATTAATGAAGAAAACACAACAGGAATGTAATGGATTTGTATCATCTATTGGATTATTCCATGAAATTATATGTTAAGCAAATATAACAAAAATAATATTAGTAAAAATAAATGGACCCTGTTGTAACTAGACGAAATAATAGACGCAAAGGATGTAGACGTAATTTTTTACGTGGTGGTGCTGCTGCGCTTATCCCTGAAGGTGGTGCATACTCATTCGGTGGACCATTAGTACCTGGTTTAGCTAATGCATCTATAATTAATCCTACCTCTGCTTGTCAATCCGCTATGAGACCCATGCCATCTTTCTCATCTTCTGCTGGTATTCCTGGAATGCGTGGTGGAAGATATGAAACTTCACTTGAAGTTACACCAAATGGTATACCATTATCACATGCTATACCCATACCATGTGAGCGTGGTGCTTCTCCGACTGAACCTACTTCTCCAATGTATTATGCATCGAAGGGTGGCTTTAATAATTCATTAACTATACCAACTGCTGCATATACACGTATGCCAAGTGATTTTGTTAGTGCAAGTGGTACACCATTAATGTTAAATGTACCTGTTAATGGACGCACATGTGGTGGTCGTCGCAGAGGTCGCAAGGCTTCTCGTAAACACCGTAAAAGTCGCAAGGCTTCACGTAAACACCGTAAAAGTCGCAAGGCTTCACGTAAACACCGTAAAAGTCGCAAGCATTAAGAATCTTCTACAAATGCAAATCCATTAGTTGATTCGTTGTCAGTATCACTATCTTCAAATACTAATTCCTTATTCTTATTTGATGATTGAATATCTCCTCCAATCTTATAACCACAACTTTTATAATAAGCTGCTCTCTTTCTCCATTGTGATTGATATGGTTGATGAGGGTCAATTATATCTATAATTGTTGGCGCAACTGTACGTTCAGATACACGTTGACGTAAAATTCTACCAGATGATTGTATTACATTTTTACGTGATGTAGCAAACACGGCTGTATTAAGTGCTTTAATATTTAGTGCATCTGATGCCATTGAATATGTTGCTAATAATATTTGTGCACCTGCGGCATTCTCCTTCAATGCAGCATCCTTCATACCTCCTATGTAGAACCCTACCTGTTTCTTCCATGGTTCCTTAAGAGGACGCTTCCATTGCATTATAATCGCCTCTAGACTATTTAACTGTTCTTTACGGTCACTTAATACAATTATTTGTCGTTTACATTCATCAGAATATTCATATAATAGTTCTCCAATTGTTTTATTACGTGGAGCCCACTCAGATACCTTATTTAAAAGTGTAGCCATTACAGGTTTTCCTCTCCAATCTAATGGAATGTCATTAAATTCAGCATCATTTGATTTATATTGAACTGCATGTATATATACACCATCATCTTTTTCTCTCTTTTTTTCCCAGTATACAGGGTCTCCCAAATATGCTGTAAATACTGACATAAGGCCATCTTCACGTTGTGGCGTTGCTGATAATCCAAGTTGCCATTTAGTCTGAACTAATTGTAGAACCTTACTGAAATATACTGCACCCAAATGATGACATTCATCAAATATTGTAAAACCATATTCATTAAAGAAGTTCGAAGGAAAATCACGCGAGCATAATGTTTGCAACATACATATTGTACAATCATACTTTGCAGTATCAATCTCGATACGTGGGCCTTGTAAAACTCCAATTCTTATATTTTTACAAAATGCCTGAATTTCATCTTTCCATTGATTTAACAAGAACTCCTTATCAACAATAATAAGGAATCTTTTACCAAGACGTACAGCAATATTTAGTGCCATAAATGTTTTACCACGTCCACATGGAACACATAATAGACCATTACATCCTGCTGCAAAGAATTTATTAATGATATCAACTTGATAATCAAATGGTTTACCTATGAATTCAATATTAGTTGGTAGATTATTACCATCCGGTACTATATTGGCTTCAGCGTCACCAAATTTTTTAATACCATACTGTCTTGGTATATAGAATCGTGTAGCTGATTCACGATAAATGTCAAATGATGCAGTCATCTTTTGAAATGTATCTGGTACTTTGGGTTTCGCTGTTAATTCTAATCGCAATTCATCTGTTTGTTTTGGTGTAAGTATTGACTTTTTAATTGCATAGCCTTTTGTTGTAATTACACGATCTAATTCAGTAGGACTTTTATTTGACATTCTATGATAACTAATTAAGTAGAATGAAAGTTTCACAGGAATATATTGGTAGCACTCTGATTACGGCGATTAGTATCTTCATTTTTTTAACTATCAAATTTTGGCCATCTCAAATATTATTAGCATTTGATAACTTCTTTATTAGATTTGCTAGTATTATTACTTTAATTGTGGCCACATATTTTGGTATTATACCTGGTTTATTTACATTAATAGCATTGATATCTATATTCTATCAAAGAAATCAATACAAAGTGGCATCTGTTCAACAAATGACAGGTGGTGGTGAATCACATGGAGATTCTACAGAAGCATTGAAAATGATTGATGGTGATGAAACAGCTCCTAAATCAGCACATATTGTTGTACCTGATAATGAGGACCCCAACTATAATACAATTGATTATTTACCAAAAAATTCACAGCAATCAAATGAATTTACAGGAACAGGCAGACAGTTTAATCAAACAGTTCCTCTCGGCACAGCAGCAGGAGCGGTTTGGCAGCAAGCAGCTAGACAGTTTTAAAATATTGCATCAGATTTTGACAGTGATTTATCTATAAAAACCTTTTGAGCATTTTCACAAACCATTATATGATTATGGATTATTTTATCTCTCATATTTTCAATATCTACTTTATCCTTATTTGTTTTTGAATTTTTTATTAAGATGTTATAATATTGTTGAATACTTGCTTTATTAGAACATTGACGTGGCATTTTCATATCATCAAGATATGTTGCTAATGGCAAATACATATTTTTACCCATTCTTACTATTTGTTTATCAGTTACAGTAGTAGGTGTATACATTTTTTCTAGTTGTTGCTGTAACATGCAGCTCATTTGGTCATTTAATGCATCGTCTGGATTGGAATATACTATACATGTTTTCTGTCCAATTGTTGCAGGAGCTTCACCAGTAGAATTAACTGCACCATATGTACATCCTTTTACTCCAGACTGTGTATTTTCATAATAATTTGGCATTGATGATGGGCAGAATTTAATTCCACTCTCTTCTAAATATTTTGCACGATATATTTTACAAGATGGTATATTAGTTGATGTAGCTGATACTGAACATACTGTAGTACCACTACATTTATGACCATTTACATCACCTTTACAACATAAAACATCGCCATTCGTGTCAGAATATTGTTTTAAAAAAGATGGACAACCATTTACAACAATATCAGATGACTGGTTTTCAAATGTTTCTGTTGTTTTAATATACGTGTTATATAATATTCCATTAAATAGATATGCTGATATTATTATAATAGTAAAAATACAAGACAGTATTAGAATAAATAGTGTTGTATTTTTTTTCATTGTATTATTATATATATAATACTTAATTATTGGGAGGTGGAGCCGTAGGGTCGTTTTCCTGTTTATTTGTATTTAGTCTATTCTTTATAGCAACCATATTTGATACAATTTGCTGTGTATTTCCTGTCAATGTCAAACCCTGTATAGTTGCTGTCGCTGCTGCTGTCGCTGCTGTTACTGCATTTGCTGGTGTAAATGCATCCTTCTTAAATCTTTTCACTATATTCCATATAATCCATCCAACTACAACAACTGCACCTGTAATACCTACTGCAATTGCAACTGTTTTACCAATATCTCCTGGCTGTATTGCTGCCTGATCATCTAATGCTGCCAATTTTAACTGTTCCTGTGTAAATTCACTGTTTTGGTCTTCAATAACTCTATCTAATGTTTTCTTACCTGTTAATGGGTCAATTGTTACATAACCATTCACAACATCTTGTCCTGGATTTAATCTAACACATCTATATTGTGATACTGCATTATTTCTATCTTCCTCCATTTTTTGTTTCACTGCCTGACTATATGTTCTATATCCAATAGGTAAATATGAAAAACGCTTTGTAAATCCTGAGTCAGTTATACTTATTGAACCACTATCTATTAGTCCTATTGAACTCCATACTGTTGGCCCTTTAATCGAATTAACTAAACCGTATCGTGATGCAGTTTCAGTGCCACTGTATAATGATATAGGTAATTTTCTAACAGGTGGTATGCCTTTAATTGAATTATTATTTGCATCTCTTGTTTCAAATGTTTTATCACTCCAATTTGCCCACCATGTTTCATGAACACGAAATGAGCCTGGGAAATATAATACACGTGTTGATAAGGACTTCCCGTTTTTTAAATCAATACATGTCATATATGTAAATGCTGAATCTGTTTCAAAACTATTAATCAATTGATTTAAACTCTTCGGCTTCTTTCGTTCCACCATTAATACACCACCTTCAGCAACAACATTAATGTATTTACTTACACCAACCATTGATTGTAAGTATGTTTGTCCGATTGATGGATTCGTATGATATTTTGAATCATTTGTTGTATATATTGGTATAATTACTACTATTGTTTCTAATGGATTTAATTTCTTTTTAAACCATATACATAATTCTGCTACACTAGCTGCAATACTATGGGGTAATAAATCAATCTGTCTACTTGGAGAACATATTTGACCACCTATACATGTATATATATCACCAGATTCAATAATTGTATGTTTATCTGATTCATCAAAAAAACCAGATGAGGATAATGACATAGGAACTGTACGTGTTTCCATAAATTGAAAAACAGTTGTTGTTTCTTTCGTTATCGACTTTAGAAGTTCTGCACCAATACTGCCTGTTATTTCAATGGGCAATCCAATATTCCCATCGGGTGGACATTTTTTATCTGTTTGCGGCATATTACTATTTAATATACCTCATTTATCAATCATATAATACACATATCATGGCTCCTATAATAATCCTGGATAATAACGTGGACCACTATTATTGTATATAGTTACCTTACCTGTTTGACCTTTTACTGGTAAACTCAATATATCACCATTTGATACTTCTGAACATCCTACATCCTCTGTACAATCTCTTTTACCATTATGTATTGGTAATTGAACTGGATTATATGTATCTGTTCGTGTATAATAATTCCAACGGTCTCCACCCATTGTTGTTCTACGTCCATATAATGGTAATGTATCTCCTGAATCTGTGGTAATTATACCAATCGACTGGTATTTTTCAGGCATACCTTTTGTTGCAATACCAAATGGTACATCTGCAATTGCTCCCATTGGAGGTAATTCAGGTTGTGAACGCCAATCACGTAGAGGTTGTGGTGCTTGTGAATATCTACTATCACCTGATGATACATTAATATGTATTGGGCGTTCTCTACGCTCTATACGTTCGGAATGATTATATCTAGTAGTAATTCTTCTATTGTCATTATAAATTGCAAATAGTAAACCAATAATAATTATTAATGCGACTAATATAAATATTGTTGATTTAGTAATACAGAAAACACCAGGTGCACACTTCTTTGATACCATTTATTATTATATCTTATATTTTACGGTGTCTATTTAGTAAACATCTGTTCTAGTACATGTACTAGAAGAAGTCATGTTTACTTTGTAAACATCTGTTCTAGAATGAATCTAGAAGAAGTATTATTTACTAAATCTTATTTAGTAAACATCTGACCAAATGTTTCCATTAATGGTTTAACATCTGCTAACATTGGCTTCATTGTATTTAACATTCCTAATAAACTCTTTTGTGTTTCCATTAATTTTTGCGTATCAGATGTCATTGCCTCAATTTGTGCAGGTTTCAACCCATTTAATGCATTTAATATAGTAGTTCCTGCATCAATATGATATCCACCCTTCTTTTCAGCAGGAGTTTCACCAGGTTTAAACAGGAAATCCAATCCAGCAGGAGTCTCAGCAGTTTTATTTTCAAATGTTTCAGCTGCAGTGGCAGCAGCAGGTTTTGACTCAGCAGCTACAGCCTTATCATCCTTTTTACCCTCTACAGCTTCCTTCTTTTCATCTTTACTTTCATCATTAGAACCATCTGTAAACCCTTCTACACGTCTATAATCAGAAAATGCCTCGGCAAATCGTGAAGATAATATACCTTCTGGTTCTGAAGAAACACCAATCATTGGTTTCTTAATTTCAGCAATGCGTTTGGCAATAACCTCTGTACTATCTGTAAAACCATCAATTGATTTTTTAAAGAAAACTTTTGTAATTATATATAATACAATACCAGCTAATACTGAACCCATTGCAGCAGTTTCAAAATTACCAGTATAACCATATAAGAAGAATCCCACAGCAGCAGAGAATAATACTCCTGTCATACCCATTGTAGTTAATGCATATAAGCCGTAGAATACTAATACAACTGATGCAAATATACGTAAACCAGGTGTTGATTTAATTTTCATTTTGTATATTCTATATACTTTAATTTATTAAACTATATAGAATATTAAATATTATTTACATTAGTAATGGCACAATAATACGTTGTAATGTCCAGAATAAACCACCTGCAACAATAGCTTTTAATAATAATCCTGATGTTGTTAGTTCACCAGTAACACGTATTAATGATGGTAAATAATGTGCAACCATTGTATTTACAACAGGTAAACTCATAATAAATGCAATTATTGCAACTAATATGGGTGTTTTTAGTTCCTTTGCAATAAATTGTTTAATATCACCTCCAGATTGACTTGCAATATATTGTGGTTGCATTTGCTGCATTTGTTGTTGAGGATAATAACCACCTGCACCACCCATGCCCATACTTACTGGACCCATTGGCATTGCTTGACTACCCATCATATGTGCAAAATCAGCAGGGGTCGGTTGATGACCACCGATAATATGTGCTTGAGATGGCATACCATCCATGGAATGGATAACTGTTGAATTTGGATTTGGTCCTGATTGTATCATCTTATTTACTGCTCTGCTTGAAGGGGCCGGAGGTAAATTTGTATTAGAATTTTCATTAGATGAATTCATTTCAGCAAAGATTTGTTGTACTAAATCGCCATCTGATGCACCACTGCTTCCTAAATCACTAATTAATGTACCTGCAGATGACATATTTCTTTTAATAATTAATATGGTTCTTACATATGTTTGACACACGCAATTATCTTCTTGTAAATTGTGTCTTAAATGATTCGGAATGATTTATAATATTTGGTTTATATGCAATCTTATTAACCGATTCTGACTTCAATAGCACAATATTATCATCTTCTATAAAAGGTTCAATAATAGGCATATTTTGTGGACATTTCACATTTTCATAATCAAAAATGTAGCATTTATCCCCCAAATTATATACTTTATCTTTCATCTCCAATACCGTAGGTGCTTTTTCCCTAATACATTCTTTATCCTTACACATTGGTTTAAATATAATAATAATAATACCGACGCCCAATAATAAACTAAATGCTTTATTAAATCTATGGTCTTTCAAAATATCTATTATCATTTCTTTGATTGATTAATGGATTTATTATTTATAATAAATAGGACTTAATATGATAAAACATATTGATTGGAAATATTTGTTATTAGGTATAATAATAGGTAGTATTATTATAGTTGTATATAAACCAGAAAAAAGAGAGGTTATTAAATATCCTCATCCTGATAATGTAGGTAAATTAATATATAAAGATACAAATGATAGTTGTTATAAATTTAAAGTAAGAGAAGTGAACTGTAATGATAATGCAGATAAAATGATTCAGTATCCTATCCAAGGTTAAGCTGTTGCACCTGTTGTACCCTTTCTTATAAAGAATAGCCGACGCTGTGCAGCTTTTTCAGCACTAATTGTACCATCTTTCTTATTTGTTCTAGCATCCGCACGAGATGCAGCAATTATTGTATCAATATCTTCTGTTGAACCACGTAATTCACTTCTTAACTCTTGTAATATAATACCTAATAAGTTTGTACCAGTTGGTCGTGAACCAGCTTTTATTTCCTCATATGTACGTCCTAAACCTTCTGATTTAGATGAATTTGCATACATTAATGGAGCATCTTCTGTATCAAGTAGTAGTTCTAATAGTTCTTTGTGTTGTGTGAACTTAGCACGTTGCACAGACATATGAATTTCACGCAGTACATCTTGGTCTACAGCACCTTTTGCTTTCTGTAAATCACGACGCAGTTTTCGAATTGTTTTAGGAGAACGTGTATCTAATATTTTCTTTCTATACTCATCTTCTCCCATTCGCTGTGCTATTTCTGCTGCAACTGCCTGACCTGCCATACAATATTCAGTTGTACCAACAACAAAATCAACTGGCCAATATGGACTCAAGAATCCATATTCAGCATCTTCAGGGTCATCAAAATATATTTCACCATCATTAATTTCTATTATACCTTCTGCAACATCCTCCACAGGCGCATCACCCTCACGTGTATAATATAATGCTAAATCATGTGGATATGCTATTTTACAAACTAATGGAAATCCCAATTTACGTTTATCATGTTTTTGGTCATATAATACCTTATTTTTATCAATTGATTCAATAACATTAATAAATTCCACGGGATATTTTGCTATTTGGCGTGCAATATCTGCCTCCTCTACAGCAATATTTGCACGAACAACAGCTGCAGCAGAGCGCTTACCTTCAGCATATTCTTGCAGTCTTTTTCTTAGTCTTTCCTGTGTAATTTCCATAGCATCCTCTGCAGTTGATACTAATTCCTTTCGCTCATTCTCCATTGTATCAATTTCTTCAAATACTGTAGAACGATAATATGGTATTTCTATAGTTTGTAGAACAGTGCCATCTTTATCATATACAACAGCATCACCATTGTTATCGAATGTATAATACTTTGGCATCTTCGATTTATATTTAGTAAACTCCTCAAACGTGGTCGGAATTTTGATTTTAGTTGACTTCTTCTTATCCATTATTAATCTATGAAATTATATCATAATAATTTAATCATTAATTTTATTATGATATATTTGGGTGATAACACCATAATTATGCTACATAGCGTGGTTGACATGTATTGGTTGCACCATCACAAAAAGTACCTTCGCTGCATGGTTGACCATTAGAAGCTTGTCTACATATTCCAAATTTGGAGTAATCATTGGACATCATAGCTTCACGTGGTAATGTAGAGGGTATTGTTACTTGTGACATATCAGTAAATGCAGAATAGAATTTACCTTTGCCACCAAAATAGGAATACATCAATGGTATTAATGCTACAATAATTAGGAAAAATATAAATATACCACCTAATTTCATATGTTTAGTACGACCTGCCATTTTATATTAATTAATGTGATTTTTAAATTTACTGCATTGATTTATTTACCATGATTTGTGTGCCACGAGGAGGACCAACCATATTAGATGTCCATGTAGTTTGTTCACGTTCATGCATACTACCTGATTGTTGACGTCGTGCTGATTCTTCCCAGAATTCCTTTGCACCTAATTTAAAATCTGGATGGATTTGTGCTTTATACCAAAATACAGCATCTTCTAATTTGTTGGATTGTGTATTATTATTAATTACAAGACATTCATAATTTTGTGTACATTGGTCCATAACTTGACAGAAGAATTCAAATGTAGGGAATACACTACCATAGTTTTCAAATATACGACGTCTATTACTCAAATATGGTTCACGTAAAATAAATACATAATCTACATTTGTACGCAGGGCTGGTTGAATACCAAGAGGATATTGCATAGTAATTAAAAAGAATACCTTGAGCCAACGACCGTTCATGAAAAGATAGCGAATGTTTTTGTCATGTGTCCAGGAATCATCGTACATACAATCATCAAGAATCATGAAGGAACGTGGGTCAACTTTAGAACGATTAGGGCCAAGAGTTTGTTCATCGGCCTGTATACGCGACATCAACATTTTTTGACGTTTCACAAAATTTGCTAAGATTAAAGGACTATATTCACCATGAATAAATATTGGCGGTATCATTTTACCATATAAACCATTCGACTCTTCAGTACCACTAATAACAGTACCCATAGGCATATTTTGATGATGAAATAATAAGTCACGAACAAGGGTGGATTTACCTGTACGACGACGCCCTATGAAAACTGCAACTGCATCTTGTGGAACAGATTTCATATCGAATTTTTTCATTTTGAGTGACATTGCTGATGTAGGATTTGATGAACCTCCACTTGACATTATAGCTTGCAATAATTTAAGAATTTTTTATGAATTATATAACATCAATCATAACCGCGTTATATATAATTACAAAAGCCCCGAATAACTGTTAAAATATGAGTACTAATTCGGAATATTCTGAAGAAATAACATTCTATAATCTCCTCGCAAGTCAACAAATACATGAAAAATCCATTCCCCAAAGTTTAAAAGAATCTGTGCAAACTATACTTGATGTATCATGTATTCAATCATATTATCCGGGTATTGAACTCATATTTAATCAAGATTGTATTAAGAAACCCACTACAAATTATAAAAACATATCTATTAACGGTGGAAAGATAGTTGCAATAGAAAATACAGAACAACCGAAGAAATATACTGTAGAACTAGCAGATAATTCAAAAGAAGTAGTATTTTGTAAAAAGGTCCATATATTAGACCCATATGAGAAAATAATGGGTAATTACAATATAGACCCTACTAAATACAAAAATATTACATTACCATGCAGTAATAATTATTATAATTTATATGATACTCTGACATCGCAAACAAATCAAGCATATATTGATGCATTGGTAGGTTCTATATTAAGTTATTTAACGGTTCATAATTATTCACCGCATTTTGTTAAACAACATGATGTATATATGGGTGTAGCAAATACATATAAATATGATATAACACAGGATTTTGATAGTCTTAAATATCATTCATGGTTTTGGGATATTATTAACAGTGGAAATGAGTTATATGTAACTGATTTATCAAATAATATAATACCTATTAGTGAGATACCTCAAGAAATAATTGGCCAGCCAGAAAATGATGAATTATATAGTTATTCATCTGATTCAGATACAATTAGTATTGAAGAATTATCACCAATTGAATCTAGCAATGCAGTTAGTATGTCAGATGATTTAGAGGAATGCAGTTCAATTAAAACAGATATTGATTATGATACAATTAATGTACATAATGAATCTAAATATAATGAGGATAATATAAAAATCAATATTGATATTTCAGAAATGCCTGTTATGTTAATATTTCAAGAATGTATGTCAGGTACGATGGATGAATTATTAAATGATGATGAATATACAACTAAGAATGGAAATCTAAATGGAAAACAGGAGGCAATATGGTCTGCATGGATATTCCAAGTAGTTATTGCATTGACACAGATGCAGGCATTATTTGGTATTGTACATAATGATTTACATACAAATAATGTAATGTGGATTAATACAGATAGAAAATATTTATATTATAAGAATCGTTCAGGACAAAAATATAAAGTACCAACATATGGTAAGATTTTTAAAATAATTGATTTTGGTCGTGCAACATTTAATTGGGATAATAACACAATTTTTAGTGATGATTATCGTGATGGCAATGATGCATATGGGCAATATAATATAGATGACGATAGCTGTGATGGACCATGCGAACCAAATCCATCATTTGATTTATGCCGATTTGCAGTAAGTTTAATTGAAGGACTGTATAATTCTGCTCCAAGTGAAAAGAAGAAGGGCGAAGTTTTATCTGTAAATGGTAAAAAAACAGTAAAAGAAACAATATCACCGCTATATAATTTATTATGGTCATGGATGGTAGATGATAATGAGGAGAGTATATATTTAGATGAAAATGATGAACATAGATTTCCAGGATTTGAATTATATGTTCATATTGCATCATATATACATGGAGCAGTGCCTTCTAAACAAATAAATACCAGTGTATTTAATAATTATAAATATACTGCTAATATTCCAAATAATGAAATGGTTTATTCATTATTTGTTTAGTGTTTTAATGGAAGTGTAAATTGTAAATCCATATCTTGTTCAGAACCACCAATATATTTAACTTGTTCTATGACATTACCGAAGTTAAATATAGGGAAATAATCAGGTATTAATAATTGTAGGAATAATACGAATATTGCACCGGATATTGCATCACGTCCTATAGTAGAGGTTGACGTCTTGTCTCCACGATACTTTGTGGCAATTGCCCCCAAAATACCAAATATTATTGCGCCTATGATTGAATATATAGATAATTGTACATAATCCATTAGAAACCTTTATTATGGTTACAAATTTCTTATTGAACTATATAACCACATTAATTTAATGTACTGAAGTCATCTGATGATAGTTCTTCAACACTCTTATCATCAATCGTTTCCGCATCTATAGAATTAGAATCATCATCTTCAAATTCTAAACTATCTTCTGAATCATCTGTTTCAAATGAATGTACACTTTCTAAATCTGGGTCTGCATATTTAATATCTGTATTTTCGGGTTCATCGATTGTATATATTGTATTATAGTTTGTAAATTTAACAGATGGTTCCTTACCTGATACATCAATAACTTTTTCTTCTACAGCCTGTATTGACTGTGCTTCTGTCTGCTGCTCTGGCTGGCTTTCCTGTCCTGATTCATGTCCCCCTGTTTCCTGCTGCACTGCCTGACTGTCCTGTCCTGTGCTGTGCTGTCCTGTGCTGTCCTCCTCTACAGTTTTGTTTGTATCTTCTATATTTGATTGTTCCTGAATTATCTCATTCATATTTGGAAACTGTGTATTTTCCTGTATAACAGTTGATTCAGTATCAGGTTTATGAGAATCATCATTGTGTTCATCAATATCAGTAATACAATCCTTAAGAATACTTCTAACAGGTGTCATAGTTCTTACAGTTTGTGTAATCCCTTCATTAATTAACTTTTCAACTTCACGATAGTTTTGTTGTCTCTGAAGATTTGATACATCTTCACGAAATAAGAATGTATTCTGCCATAATATTTTAGAGGTTTCACACAATGCCTTAAAAAGAAAATGGTCTATTTTAGGGATTGTGATGTTTACTCTTTTATTTTTTGTATTTAATCGAATTGCTGTTAATACTTTGGTATATGCAAGAAATACAGCTGTTAATAAATCTTCTAGATAATCACAATCACAGTCCTTCTCTATTTTGGATGTTTCAGTGCGAACTCTTTCCATATTCCAATCAGGAATTTCAGCTAATAATGTTTGAAATTGCCATAAACGTTTTTTAGTATCATATTGTGTTAGATTTTTAGCAGTATCATATAATTTCAGAAAGAAGTTAAAATATACAGGGCTTACATGCATTAAAAGTTGACGCATATACTCAGTTCTTGCTTCGGAATAAGCGGATAATATACTATCTTCCATTGTATTCTTCGATATCTTTCGGTTCATTGAACGTTGAAATATACGCAAGTAAACACCATGGATTTGTTCTCATTAATAAACACCTTGTTATAAATATCCTTATATTCTCCTCAATATCATTCTTTCGGGGCATATTAAATATATCATTAATTTTAATTAAAGGGTTAATACCTAATAACATATCATTTGATATATCATGTACTATAGATTTATTAATGTTATTAATAGATGTATTATATTGTACTGATAATATAGGGTGCTGTTTTATATATTCATAATATTCTTTCTGTCTATATGTATAGAATTTATTAGTATCAATAAAGTCTGTAGGTGTATTTAAATTATTATATGATATTTTAATAATTTCACAGCGTGAACGAATAGGTTCTTGAAGACGCTCAATTTCTCTACATTCAAGACAGAATTTAATGGAAGGCGAATATGTTTCTAAAATACGACGAAGAAAACTTTGTGCCTCTGGTGTTAAATCATCAGTTCCTTCTAACCATACTAAACTAGATTCACGACGAAATGCCCATTCATGCAGTTTTGCACGACTCTCGCGCAGTGTTCTATCCTTCCTACAAAAACAACGCAGTAATACCCTATTTTCCCTATTTGCCAGCTCTTGTATATATTTACCCTTACCACAGCCAGGTGGCCCAACAACAATTATTGGAGGTGTCTTATCCATATTTTATACTTTAATTAGTATTATATTATATCTTAAAATAGCTTAAATATGTTAATATATAATATTAAAAATGATTGAATATATTGATAATAAACAAATGCGTGAACTTATTATAGAATATGGTGAAAGAAAATATAATAATGGACTTTTTACTGGTATAATATTTGGATGTTTAATTGGTTCAACAATATCATTTTCTATTATTAATTGGAAATAATTAGAATATTATAGACACATCTACATTCTGAACATGGCACGCTGTGCATCAGATGGATTTATTTTACCTGAACTTAATTGAGGAGTATTCTGACTACCACCAGCAATGCGATGTATGCTTTGTTGTAATGGGTTATTTACAACTGATTCTATTATATCTGGACTGTTACGTGCAGATATATCTAGATTTAATGGTGCTCTATATTTAATTTGACCAATATCATCAATACCAGGAGTTACACCAGCCATTACATTAGGAGCTAATGAACGGTCATTCAAATCATCAGCAATTGATCTACGTGCAGTTTGATGAATATCTCCCTTATATATTGCAATACCTCCATTACCAGCCATTGGCTTTCTACGTTGTGCAACTTTCTCTTTGCTTGTATTAAGTCTTGCATTACCATATGCTTCACGGCTTGCAAAATCCTGTGCTTCTGAACTATATGAACCACCATAATAAGAAATATTAGAAAGACCCTCCTTTTGTGTATGTCTAGCAACATCATCAGGGTCATATACAGTTAATTTTGTTGGAGCAGATGCAGGTGCAGCAATACCAATCCAATCACGAGCAACAGTTCCCTCCTTTACAGTCGTACGTGCAATATCAGCAGGGTCCCATACAGTTGTTGCAGGGACACCGCCAGCATAACCAGTTGCAATACCAGATTGACGAATATTTCCAATTGTTTCAGCACGACGTGTTGGGCGTGCATCATCGCCATAGCGAGCAGTAACAGCAATTGTATCAGCTGGTGCAAGATTGAGACCCATTACACGTTGTGAAGTAGCATCACGTTCATTAGGGCGATTTTCAAAACTTCTCTTACCATAATCGGCATTCTTACCATCTGTATTTTTAGTTGAATAACCAGTTAAATCTGCATTACGAAATCCATCAGCCTCATATTGTTGTGTACTTGGGGCACGATAATTACCTGGTATATAAGAATCTTGATGGTCTTGACTTTCACCTGGACCAAAATACTCAGTGGATGTTTCAGGACGCGTTGTATAATTCATAATTTGTACAGGGCGCGCAGTTTCCTTGATGACTTCTCCATTTGTTACAAAGAAACGTTCACCAGTTTCATCAATATAAAAACGGTCAGGGCGATATTTACGTACTTCGCCTACATCATCAGAACCCTTTCCTACATAATGTTGACCTGGTACAACAACTGCATTATATGATAATTTAGGGTTATTTGCTGTACGTATATCATCAGTTCCACGAGGACGCATAATTTCATTTACTTCCAATTGTTGAAAACCACCCTTACCAAAATTACCAAACTTTTCACCAACACCTGGTGCAACTTTAATAGGTTCAAATGGCTTTTCACCTGCACGATTACGAGATTCATTAATACGTGAACGTACAAAATCAGCAGTTGGTTCCTGTCCATATGGATTTCCAAAAGGAGTTTGTGCTGTATTAAACATCGCCTCAACCTCCTGCTTCTTCATCTGTGTTGAACCTGTACCTGTATATGCATCCAAACGACTAGTATTGGTATCAACAGCTGTATTTTGTTTCATACGACCACCATAAAATGGTACCATATTATTATGAGAAAATTCATTAGATGTTATTCTTTGTCCAGATAATGGACTTGTAATATAATCTTCCGTTAAATATGTTGATTGTTCTTCAATACCATCAGAACGCATTTCAACTAATGCTTGATTTGATGCAATAGGTACTGGTTTAGCAGCTGAAACCGGAGTAGGGCCACGTTGTGTTGCATACATTGTAGGTAATCCATATGAGTCGCCTGATGAATTGGGGTTAGATGGTAGCATATAACCTTGTGGATTTTGAAAGAATAAGTCTAATGATGATGCAGGACCTGTTACAGATGCCCCTTGTACTTTCTGCATTAATGGATGTTGCATCTTATCTGATTCTGACGAAACTATAGAATTAGTAAAATCCTCTTTTATATCACTCTCCTCATTCTTACGGGGTGATGAAAATTTACTTATCATATACCCCATACCTGCTAGTCCTGCAAGTGCAACAACTTCCATTATATCTTAATCTATAATATCATATCAATTTGACTAATATATATACATCATTAATAGATGTATATAAGCATTAATGTGTTTTGCATTTTTCCTTATCCAATAATCTTGATGGTATAAAATGGTCAAATGGTGTTTCAAAATGTTCTTGTGGGTTACGTAATAGCGGTTCCCATCTGTTCCACCCAGTACCACGTAATGTACAAGCAGGTTGTGTTTGTCCTACAAAATTTACTGGAAAATTACCATCAGGTGCATTCTTTAATCCATTATTCGTTATCTTATTCGTTTCTGGATTATAATTATCACATCTCACCTTTGTTGATGCTCTTGATAAATTGCGTAAATCTGATTCAACATCCGTTTTCCATTGACCACTCACTAAACTTTGTCCATTCTTCTGTAAACGAATTGTAGGTTCTACAATATAAGCATCTTGACCCTGTGCTTGTGGTACATTTAAATAATATCTACTTGCATAGGTTGCAATTCTATTATCATCTACCATATGGAATTCATCCCACTTTGAACTAGTTAATGCTCTGTGTGCATCCATCTTTATTAAAATATATCTTATTTATAATATTAATAATATCTCAAATAAGATAATATATTACTGCCTACTTAATATTTTTCTGGACCTCCAAATACTTCCTTAACTAATGGTACTGGGGTTGGCATAACTGGATATGACCACATCTGATATTCTTTTAATGGCTTTGTCTGGACTGATGTTTCAAATGACCCCTTTGTATTGTTACGTACTATTGATTGTTGATTACAGACCGGAACTTGATACTGTCTCCATGGTGCAAATGTATTGGGTCGATTAATACCACGTAAATCTGTTTCAATATCAACTGAATTTACCTGATTACCTATTGGAACTTCATTACCTCCAATTAAACCAAATTGATGACGCTGAGGATTTTCATGAATATATGATGATTTCATAGTTTCATATAATTGAGGATTCTCACTATCCCATTTTTTTAATAATCCATTATCTGGTTCATTATATGCTGCATTTATATCTGCACCAACACCTGCCATTTCTAATCCTGCGACTCCTTTCTTTATTGATTTAGATCCCTATTGTATAATCTACTTGGTAAACCACCACGAATCCATCCTTCAGCAGCAACTTCCGGAATTAGATTATTAGGGTTCTGTATATTACGTTCTAAACTAGGTACCATTGGTGTGAAAACACCATCAAATGATTGTTCGGTTACTGTGCCACATTCCTTACCAACACGTACTTGTTGACTGTGCAATAGCATTGATTCTACATCAGCATTGCCACGACCATTACCCATAAATGGTACACTTAGGAAAGGACGAGTTTGAGGGCGAATATTGCAGCGATTGTTCTTGAATACTGGATGATTTCTTAATGAACTATCAGCATCAATTGCTACATTATTTACTCCATAACCATCACGTACATATACCATTTGATTTTCCATTGCAATGGGGTTTACTTCACGAGCTGAAGGTGTTAAATTTGTTGTTGTATAACGACCTGGGCCAACAGATTGTGCATAATATGATTGTATACCACACATATCATCTTTTACATGGGTCATACGATTGATAGATAATGCAGCCATTTGTTTCTTTCTGATACATTAGAGTTTATAATATGAAAGGAACGCGTAAAAAACACTCTGATAATTCACTTCATGCACGCTTCTGTAGATGCATTAAAGCTGTTAATAAACCGGGTTCACGTAATACTGAATCACGTGCAATAGCAATTTGTGTTAAATCAGTTATTCAAAAAAACAAAAAGAAGACTCTACATAGTTTTCGTTGCACAGGTAAGAAACAGTTTCTTAAAACACAAAAACGTAAATAAATATAATATATTATAAAATCATTATAACATATTATATATTCAATTGAAATTTATTTAGATGTGGGCAAAACAGGTGTAAATTTATTACATTGCATTCCATGGTAATTGACCTCCATCAGTACCTGCGCGACATTGTGAACCACCCCCCTCCTTACAGGTTTTCTCAGGTAATCCATACAGCCAATTTTTATATGAATCTAAATCATTTGGTATTGATGTAGATGGCATTGAAATAAATTGACGTTGATTCTGTGATTTACCAAATACATCTGTTGGATCACTAAACCATTGTATTCTGAAATAATCATCTAGTTCTTGTCTTACTAATTTATCATCAATTGGTGCAGCAGCAGGTTTTGATGCATCTTCACCAGGTAATGGATTCATAAATGGATTTGCAGGTGTTGGATATCTATATTTCTCTGGCATTGCAAACCCTTCCACACTTATAGGCGCAATAAATGGTGTAGGAGATGCCACATGTTTGGTCTCTTTTTTCTCTTCAATAACAGGAGTTGATGTAAAGAATCCAATCATTGTTGGTATCATAATAATTATCATTAATACTAATGAAATTATAAATGAATGAACTCCATATATAATTGCAAAAATACCACCAATTATAATGGATATGATAAGTGCTCTAGAGAATACATTCGCTACTTCAGTACCACATGTCAATTTAGGACAAAAAGTCGGATTTGTAAATAATATGGATGGATTGTAAATCCAGAAATCATCACATTTATTTGTTGACATGTTACTTAATATATTATTATTATTAAATACTATATTAATAACTTATAAAATACCTATTATTTTCTCTTCTTATTAGTATTTTTCTTAGCTTGTGGTTCGCTTGAAAGTAATGACTCTGCAGCAGCATTTGCTTGTGCAATTAATAATGCATTCGTATTTGTAGATGCACTTGCAGCAGCCTTCTTTGCATCCATCTTTTTCCGTAAACGGTCCTTCACAATTGCTAAACGCGCTGAGCCCTCCTTACCTGCAGCTTTTGCAAATTGCATATCTTCAAAGCCAAACATACTACGAAATGACTCCATTAACTCAGCAAATGCCGGATTATTAATGAACTCTTTCATTAACTCTTCAGCTTCACGTGCAATCTCTTGTGGTCGAATTTCACCAGATAAAACTTTTGCTTGAATTCGTTTACCAACACGCTTCAATGAATTCTGTAAAAAATCTGGTTTAGATTTGAAGACATTCATTAACACTTCGAGGGATGCAGATGGATTTTTTTCAAGTTGTTCTAAGGTGGATGCATCTAGGCCAAAATCTTCTGGCTTGATATCACGTACAATCTCTTGTGCAAAACGTGCTAAATGACCATTCATAAACTTCTCAGGAAGTTTGAATCCTGGAATACCACCAGCACTTTCACCACTGACATCAGCAGCGCCTTGAAATAGTTTACCTAGCTTCTCTGCAATATTTGAAAAATCAATACCACTCAATTTAGATTTAAACATATTCATAAAATCACCCATTGCATCCATATTGAACCCCTCTGGTAATAGATTTTCCACATTAGCACCATCATTTAACAATAAACAAAATGATAGAATAGTTAAATATTCGTGTATTGCATTATGTGTTGCTTCACCTACATCATTCCATAATTGTTGAGATAATACAACTCCTGGTAATATTACTCCAGGACATGCCGTTCTATCCCTATTTGGATTCCCTGAAACAGGTAATACCTCCTCTCTATATCTACGTATACGTTCATCAGCAGATAAATTATGTGCGCTGATTAAAACTCCATTTAATTCAGGGAAAACATCCTTCAATTCAGAAATAAATTCATTATACTTCGTATCAAAAATAACATATAGTGATGTATCACTCATTCTGTCTTGTTGCTTTCAATTAATCTTTATATTGTTTAGCGCATAATATAAATAATTAGATATATATTTTTATATAAGTCTAATTATATTTAGAGACCCTTGCAACTCTTACATAGAGCACATAGTACTTTTAAATATTTAAGAATTGCTGTTTGATTTGCTTCAGACATTGTAGCCCAGTGTTTATCAAACAGTGTTATTGCAGGCATTATTTCATTAAATTGATATTGAATCTTACGACGCCCTCCTTCAATAATGGCTTGAATATCTTCATTAATAATTGCCTGTGAAAATTCAACATATACATGTTCATAGAATAAATCAAGTAGAAGACGTGGATTTATTTTTTTAGCACCACTAATAGCTTCATATGCCATCTTGATTTCCTTTTCTTCAGGAAAAGTTGTACGGAGTTCATCAAAAAAATTCACAAGATTTGTAGTAAAAGCGGATAGAGTAGACATTCTATAATTAGATACTGTTTCAGTTAATCTATAAAACACACAATATATTTAAGACCTTGCTATAGGCATTGGTATTCCATTTTCACGCTGTTTCATATATTGTTCCATCTGTTTATCAAACATTTCCTCCTTTTTCGTTTTCTTTTCATTTGAAATACCTGTCATCTTTGGTTCTGGTATAGATGGACCATTCACTTGACCATTAATATATTCATATGAATGTGCAATTCTATTTCCACCATCTCCCTGTGCACTTGTATCCATATCCAAAAAACTGTATGGGTCTGAACCACCCAATACATTCATTTCATTTGCAATAAACCCCTCTGGCTCATACATCATTGATTCTTGTCCTTGCCCTTGTCTTGTTGAAATGCGTTGATGTGCAATCCAATTAAATACTTCGCTATCTGTTCGTGGCTCGTTTTCACCATTAATAACCAATGTAGGTACTTTCTTTAACCAATCCGGAAGTTTTGGCCTATTTGGTGATGGATCTACACATACAAATCTGAAATCATTCTTATATTGCGTTCCTGCCAATTCTTGTATGAATGCTTTGGACCATTGACATTTATTTGAATAAAAACAAATGTGTTTCTTATCAGACATCTTTACGACTTATACTGACTTTATACATCTTATCTAAATCGCAAACAAATTTATAAATTTGATTGTCCTAATTCATCAAAATCTCATACATAAACAATCATTGTAATTATTATTAATAATCAATAGTAAAGATGTTTAGTAATATTAAGAAAGATCAACAAGATGATAGAATCTATACATTTGTACTAGAAGATTCGCATGTTACATGGGCAAATACACTGCGCAGAATCATTCTTACTGGTGTAGAAACTGTTGCATTTCGTACATCAGACAATAATGAAACGCCCTCAGATATTATTGTTGAAAAGAATGATACTCCTATGACAAATCAAACACTTGCTCATCGTGTTTCACTTGTACCAATACATATCAAAGAACCACTAAAATGGAAGAGCGACGATTATACATTTCGTCTTAATGTAACAAATGGTGAAAATAATATTATTGATGTTAATGCAGGTCAATTTGAAATCTGGAAGAAGAATGATGATGGTGAAGATATTCGTATTCCCACTGAACAATTCTTTCCAGCTAATAAAGAAACGCGTGAAACACCTCTTATCGCAATTCTAAAACCACGTAGTATTGGTTCAAAAGCAACAACTGGTGAAAGTCTTCAACTAACTGCTAAAGCAACAATCGGTACAGGACGTGAGAATGCTGCATTTATTCCAACATCACAATGTTCCTATGTATATACACGCGATAATGATGAGCAACGAATCAAAGAACACTTTGATAAATGGCTTATTAATCATAAGAAAGTTAATCCTCGTTCTCTAGATAATGATGATATGGCTGATAAAAAACAAATGTATACACGTGAATTTAATACTATGGAAATCTCTCGTGTCTATAAAATTAATAATAAGGGTGAACCAACATCATTTGATTTCACAGTGGAAAGTATTGGTGTTCTTGATGTACCATATATTGTACGACGTGCATGTGAAGTAGCTGAATCCATGTGCTCTCGTTATGTAAATGTTGATTCAGGACCACTTCCTGAAGAAGTAACTCTATCTCCTGCAGATTCTCGTGTTATTGGCTATGATTTTATCTTTCGTGGTCATGACCATACTCTTGGTAATATGCTACAAACATGGCTTGTAGAAAATCATATTAGTGGTTCCGCGAAACCAGCCATTACATTTGCTGGTTATAAAGTTCCTCATCCTCTTCGTGATGAAATGGTTCTACGTATTGGTGTAGCAGATGGTAAAGAAGCAACTGCGCGCTCTGCATTGGCTGCTGCATCTCGTGCATGTGTTGCAATTTGGAGACAATATCGCGATGCATGGGTTCGTGAAACTGGTCTCCAACAACCACAAATAGATAAAACAGCCCAAGCACCTCGTACTCTACGTATCGTTAGAGCTCCATCTAAACCAACCGCATAAATATGAGTTGCGTAAATAAATTATACTATTAATATGACATCAATTGATAATATAATTAATTCTCTTAAAGGGACATTTTTTGGTTGTGCGGTTGGTGATGCATTCGGTGCAAGTAATGAATTCGCACATATTCGTTATCCTATGAATGAGCCTCATATAACTAAAATGGAATATGTTACTCATTTCAAATTGCCTGCTGGTTCATGGACAGATGATACATCCATGATGCTGTGTCTTGCTGAAAGTATATGCGATTATTCCTATTTTGACCATCGTACAGCTATGAAATATTATTTGAAATGGCTTTCTGAAGGATATAACTCTGTTACTGATTATGCATTTGATGTAGGATGTACAGTTAGACGTGCTATAATTGAATATCGTAATAAAGGATATTTACCTGCAAGAACTGTTGAAGAATACTGTCAATCAAACGGCTGTTTAATGCGACTAGCACCTGTGCCAATGTTTTATTCAAATAACTGCGAAGAAGCTGCGCGAATGAGCGGCGAATCTGCTTTGACAACACATGCACATCCTGTCTGTGTTAGAACAACAGAACTGTTTGGATGGCTTATTGCAGCTGCAATTGGAGGTGATTCATACAGTAAAAGAACAAAAGATGAACTATTACATTTTACTGGAGCACCTGGATATTTATTAGATATTACACCGAAAATAGGGTATCCTGATATCAGTTCATTAAAATCAATTGTTACAGGGGAATATTTATTGAAATCACACAGGGATTTAGACAGCACAGGATATGTCATCGCAGGTTTGGAGACAGCTTTGTGGGCATTTGCTCACACAGACAGTTTTCGTGATGGTCTCATTTTAGTTGTAAATCTAGGAGGTGATACAGATACTATTGGTGCTATATATGGTATGTTAGCTGGTGCATATTATGGTTATGATGCAATACCCGGTGAATGGCTATTATCATTACAGGGAAAAGATAAGTTAGAACGTGTATGGAATATGTTTTTACCGCATTGTATTGAACAACATAAATTATCATCTAATGAAGAATTAAATGAATATTCTACCTGGTGAAGCTAATCCAGCATTAAAAAATCTGCGTAAAAATTCTAGACCACTTGGCATGTTAAATATGGCTCTTAGAAAAAATGCAGCACCTGTTCCACAAGAACAACGCAATATTCTACAAGGAATCAATACACAATCAATTAGAAATACACTACAAGAGCAACCATTAGTACCTATTAAAGAAAGAGAAGACATGGGAGAAATTCTTCTTGAACAAAAGGCGCCAGTTGAAACTGGCAGTTGGTTTAGTAAATTATTTGGTGGTAGTCGTAAAAGAAAGATTATTCGTAAGGCTTCAAAAAAAGCAAAGAAATCTCGCAAAAGTCGCAAGGTATCACATAAGGGTCGCAAGGCTTCTCGCAAACATTAAAATATAATAACGTAATATTTATATTAACATATTATATTTATTTTTATTAATCCCACAGTTAATCAACTTCATCTACTTGCGGTTGTGGCATTTCATCACTTGTTCCAGTGCTAGAAGAACCCATATTTTGATATACTTTCATTAGAAGAGGTTGCACTGCATTTTGTACCTCCTTTTGTTTTTCATCAAATTCCTCTTTCATAGAATCTTGATGTTCATCTAGCCATGCAATACCATCCTTTACAAGTTGTGATGCTGTAGTATGGTCCTCTTCACCCATCTTTTCCTTTAGTTCAGAATCCAGACTATTACGTAGATTGTATAGATAAGATTCAAGACCATTCTTTGCCTCAATACGAGAGAATTGCTCCTTATCTTCAGCAGCAAACTTCTCTGCTTCCTGTACCATACGTTCAATATCATCCTTAGAGAGACGAGCCTTGTCATTCGTAATAGTAATATTCTTTGATTTACCACTGGATTTCTCACATGCAGATACATTTAGAATACCATTTGCATCCAAATCATATGTTACTTCTAGTTGAGGTACACCACGAGGCATAGGAGGAATACCTTCAAGAGTAAATTCACCAAGTAGATGGCAATCACGAGTAAATTGACGTTCTCCTTCAAATACACGGATAGTTGCAGCAGGTTGATTATCACTGTATGTAGAAAAAGTTTGTGTTTTCTTAGTAGGAATAGTTGTATTACGCTTAATTAGAGCAGTCATTACACCACCTGCAGTTTCAATACCAAGAGTTAGAGGTGTAACATCAAGTAGTACAATATCACTTGTTTTATCATTTGCATTCTTATCTGCAGTAAGAATATGTGCTTGGACAGCTGCACCATACGCTACAGCTTCATCAGGATGTACACCATCATTCAGCTTCTTTCCACCGAAAAAATCCTGTACAAGTTGACGAATCTTTGGAATACGTGAAGAACCACCAACCATTACAATTTCATCAATGCGGTCCTTTGCAACCTTGGAATCACGTAGAACTTGTTCAAGTGGCGCCATACAACGTTTGAATGCTGCATCACATAGTTGCTCAAACTTTGCACGTGTTAGAGTTACTGAAAAATCAATACCATCATATAGACTATCTACTTCAATCATTGATTGATTACTTGCAGATAGAGTGCGTTTTGCACGTTCAGCAGCTGTACGTAGACGACGTAGAGCACGAGGTGATTCCTTCAGACCTTGCACTGCACCTGCATTTTTTTTACCAAATTCTTGTACACACCAATCTACAATACTATTATCAAAATCCTCACCGCCTAAGTGTGTGTCGCCTGCTGTAGCCTTGACTTCAAATACACCATCATCAATAGATAGAAGTGAAACATCGAAAGTTCCACCACCAAGATCAAAGATTAGTACATGCTTTTCACCATCTGCACACTTATTATCAAGACCATATGCAACAGCAGCAGCAGTTGGTTCATTAATAATACGTAGAGGGTTGAGTCCTGCAATAATAGCGGCATCCTTTGTTGCTTGACGTTGTGCATCATTGAAATATGCAGGTACAGTAATTACTGCATCCTTCACATCTTCACCAAGATATGCCTCTGCAGTTGCCTTCATCTTTTGTAGAACCATTGCGGAGATTTCCTCAGGACGAAATTGCTTGCGCTCACCCTTATACTCTACTTCAATTAGCGGCTTACCTGCACCACCATCAACTACATTGAATGGCCATAGTTTTCTATCAGAAACTACAGTTGCATCATTAATATTACGTCCAATAAGACGCTTTGCATCAAACACAGTATTTTTTGGATTTGCTGATGCATTAGACTTTGCAGCATCGCCAATTAGACGTTCAGAATCTGTAAATGATACATATGATGGAGTTGTACGGTTACCTTGCTCATTAGCAATAACTTCTACATTTCCATTCTTAAATACAGCAACACAAGAGTAAGTAGTACCCAAATCAATACCGATTGCGAAACCCATATTTGACACTACCTATATAATGCTGTATTTTCTTAAGTATTTTTAAATGTGATTGTTTTGTATATTACATTTAAAAATATTTCACTTTTTATTGATACTGTATTATATTTTAACTACTCAATTCTACATTTCGATATCACAGTCTTCAATTGGATGAATCTTCGCAGCCCCCCTATTATTCTTATCATAATTCATTAGAAATAGAATACGTGGCACTGGCATTGTATTAATATATTGTATAACATCACTCTTTTTTAGAGCTGGACGTTTTCCATTATTTACTGGTTGTGAAATGTATGCTGCTTGAATAGTATTAAGATGAATATGATAACGACGGTCAATATCTGTCATTTTCTTACTATGCTCCTTATGCACCTTGCAGTACAAATCAAATAGTGTTGATGCAAGACTACGCGCCCATCGTTCATACTTTTCATACTTCTCCTTATCTTCAGGATAATAAGATAGATATGTTTCAACAAGACCTTTTGCACGAAGAGTAAAGAATCGTTCATCATTTCGATTTGTAGCACCACGTAGAGAACGAATCATCCTATAAATTACTGAACGAAGGCGCCAACGATTACCATGTCCATCTTTCACTACTAGACCCTGCCATTCCCATGTCTTTGTTTGAGAAATTTGTGTAAACCATTCCATTACTGTATTTACCCCTACTGGAGCAGGAAGTGCAGGAATATCTGCCTTATCCTCTACAATTAGTACAGTACCATCTACTGCAATATATCCATAATGAAGGCGAAATAGATTGGGAGTTTGAACACGTTCAACAACACGATGCTCAGGATGCTGTAGAATAAGTGATGCAAATTGTGCAATTGGTGCAGTTGCACCTGCTGTCTCCATTTCAGGTCCAAGACTAATACGTAGATTTTCAAGGTCGCGAGCAATACCCTTTGCTTCCATTGCATCTCCAAGAAGTTCAGTAAATGGTCTCTTTGAATAAAATGTACCAGATGCACCAATACGTGTCCGTGTGGCTAGATGTATTGGACGTCCCTGTTCATGTGCTGAAATAAATACATTAAGATTAACACCCTCCAAATACTCTTGACATACATATTTATTAAGAGTATCAGCTACAGGCCAATTATATGGCTCCTCGGCCATTGCCTTTGGTGGTGCTACACTTAATGGACGATTAAGAACAGTATCCCATACTACTGACCGACACCAACGTACATGCGGCATTGTCATATTTGAAATTGTTTTATCATAACGAATAATTGCATATATACCATCAATTGAAATCTGCAGTTTACCTCCTTCATCACTTGTAAGAAATCCACTAACTTGCTCCCAAGTTGGATATGCTTTAATTAGATCGCGAAAATATGGTAGAATATATGAATATGTGCTCATTCTAATATATATAATATATTAATGCCTATATATTATATGATAATTTGCTTTAGGATATTGATTAATATGAGATATTAAGGTTCTTAATCAAATCAATAGAATAGTAATATGAGTTCCTCTGAATTAGAATCAAGTGAAGAAGTTGAATCAAATTTTGCCGATTCATCAAATGAATCAAGTCTAATAGATTCATCAAATGAAGAGGAGGAAATAATGAATAATGTTACAGAAACTAATAATCCGGTTTTAACAAATGATACATCTATTCTTATTGAATTAGGCGATAGAATATCAATAGATAGTAATCAATATGGTAAAATTACTGGTATTGTCTATTATAGAGATAATGATTTAATTCGCATTCTTCCTGAAGGTGTATCTAACAAATTATATGATTTTCCATTGGTTGATAATGATTTTGATGAATCATATGGTATAAATGAAGTTGTAATGCTTGAAAAACGTATTATAGACAGTTTTGTGGCACAGCATAATCTTCGTGCAGGACAGCAACTATCCACTTTCACAGCAAATGGTGACCCAGGTGAACAGTATGAGATTGTTCGTGTGAATGAAACAGTTGATAGAATACGTATAAAAGATGCAGATGGTAATGAATCATATGTTAATTTTGAATTTATTGGTATACCACGTGATTTGCCATATATAATTATTAATGGACGTGAAAAACAAGTAGCAGCTTCAGCAAACATTGAATCAACTGAAGAAGCTATAAGGGATAATGACATTCTACCACCTGTTGCTGAATTACCACAAGAAGATGAACCAACTGATGCAGAAATTATAGAATCAATTAAACAGAATAATGTTCAATTAACAAATGAAGTAGATGGCGAAACTGATTTAAACATTATTGGCTTCATTGATGTCCCTGTATTATTAGAAATTTCTGAAATACCACAAAGTCAACGTTTATATCCTGAAGATATTCAAAAAGCGGATGCATTAAATGATTTACTTCAAACACTCGATTCAGCACAACAGAAGAATCCACAAGCAATTAGACGCATTCGTATTTTAACTGAGATTCTATCATATTTGAAGAATGATGTTATATATTATGATTCTAATGGAATCCCTCAAATTAAATCAACATCTGTTGACACATTGCGTGATATGTTACATAATGTACATGTACCATTAGGGCGTCCTGTATTAGATATTAAAAAGCGTGTATATTATGCACCAACTGAAAAGAAGGAGAAGAAACGTTGGGGTAAAAAGAAGCAAATTAGTGAAGATGATGAAGAGGAAAATAAAATGGAAGAAGATGAAATATATAAATTAACAGAAGAACAATCCAAATATTTATACCAAATTCCATTTGCAGAAGAATTAACTAATTTTTTGGATGCACAGCAAACAGGAAAAGCTGGTGAATCAACTGGATATAATGTTAATTTCTGGATGTGGTTACCAAGTGTATTGAAACGATTCTCTAATTCATGGATACCAAATGAAACAGGTACAACTAATGAAATATGGACAGCCGTGAATGATGGAGAATTCTTTCGTTCTGTAAATCCAGGTGATGAACTACCTGGTATGGTTAAAACGCATGATGCAAATGTACAACCGTTTGTTGATAAAATCGATTTTGGTTATGAACGTGCATTAGGAAGCCAATATCGCCCTGATGAAAAAAGACGCAGTAAATTATTTATGGAAGCTGATAGTGCACCATTAAAATCATATTTATTGTTTCCATTAAAAGAAGAATCCTATATGGGTTCAACACGCTCTGGATTATTAGCAAAAGATATTGAATCATCACAAAAAGAACCAAAATGGATGAAGAAAATCCTGAAAAATAATGAAATAGAAGAAACACCCACATCTACAGGAATTTTAGCACTCGGTTTAGAAGGCAATACATTAGGGAATATATCATTGGCCGATTATTTTAATTCATTAGATTTACCTGCAACATCTATGAATGGTATTGGTGATTTAGTAAGTGCATTACATCCATTTGGAATTGAAAAAATGGAGGTGTCTGCAGATGTTTATAAGATTCTGCAGAAGAAGAGTGATAATTATAATATGAATTTAAAACTATATATACAAACACTGCGAGATGAACTGTCTGCAACTGTTGGATTAGCTGCCCCTGATGGTATATTAAATGCTGAGTCAGCAGCTGCTCAAGATGAAAAACTGCGTTCTGATCCTGTTTTACAAGAAACCCTATCTGACCTGCGTCGTGAAGCACCTACATTAGCAAATATGGATTTAGCAAAAATGGTTCATCTATTAAATAAATACCCAGATTTAACAATTGCTACATTAGGAAGTGACCCTGCTATTTTAAGACGTGCTCAACTGCGTGCTGCACGTGATGAATTCTTAGAAGCATTATATATTGCAAAACGACTACAAAATATGGATAAAGAAAAAGGTATTGAACCTGTTAAAAATGCTTGTGAACACGTCGAGATGTTACAAAGTATAAAAAAACTATCTGATTCAACTGAACGCATGCAATTTATGGTTAAATTATTAAATAAATATCAAGGTGAACGTGAAGATAATTGGATAAACTGTTCAAAATGTCAACAGCATTTAATTTGTCTACATGAATTTATACAAATACAACAATTTCTCAAACCACGCGAAAAACAAGTTCTCCAAAAAGAATTAATTCTTCAATTTGCAGGACCCCTCTTTTCTGGAAGTTATACATGCAGAAACTGTGGGCAACCATTTGCTGAATTAGAATATGATACAAATCTAGAATACGATGATGAAGGTAATCCTCTAATGGGTCGCGCTGTTTTAGTAGATGATGATGCAATTAAGCAAGAAGTATTGAATGATGCATTAGATGTTCCTATTGGTTCTAATGATTCACAAATTGAAGAAACAATTGGTCAGCTTCTAAAGAAACCACAACAAAAAGTCATTTATTTCATAGCAAAAGAGATTGCACAGCGTGTAGGTATTGTACTAGATTATACATCCTATAAAATAATTATTAAACGTGCAATGAAGATTGTTGAAGAACAACCAACACGAAAAGAGTATGCTGAACTGACTGCAGGAAAGTCTGCATTAGATTATGATATGTTAATATCACGTATTACAGTTATTGCAACAGCAGTACATTTATTAATACAAATACAAACCAGAATACCTAATTTCACAATAAGATATACAATGCGTGGCTGTAATCCACCAGGATTTGATGGTTATCCATTAGGCAGTGAAGATGATAAAACAGGTATTAATTATATTGCATGTGCAATATCATCTATACAACGTAATGAAGCACCATGGAATACAACAGGATTTCAATTGGAGCGTCAAGATGCAACACGACAGAAGAAGATTGCAGCAAATATGGAATCAATGATGCGCGGTATTATTAATAAACCTGATATTCAAATAAGTATTTCTGATAAGAAGAAATACTTAGAAAATACATTTGGTTCACAACAAGGTGGTGCTCTATCAGAAATAATACCTGACCATTTTTTACCAGTACCATATACTAAAACAGCAGAAAATGCAGCAGCTGAGCCAGTTGTTGAGTCAGGTAATCAGGTAACACAGTCACAGTTATGGATACAGGCAGGTAACAAATTGGCAGAGAAGACAGCCAGTATTTTACAGGGTTCTCCATTTGCTGATACAACATGTTGTAAATCAAGTATTCATAATCCAGGACAGTTTTGGAAGGAACAGAAGGATTTACCTGCTATTAGTGAACGTAAGATGCAACCATCTACTGCTCGTGGTGCAACACGTTTAGCACCATATTTTACTCCTAGACCAATGGCACAACTTCTTGCAGATGCACCTGAAAGTATATACTATCGTGTTTTCTTAAAAGTATGTTTTAGAGGACCACGTATGGGTCATTTACATGAATTAGGAATGAATCTCAAATGCCCATGGTGTGATTTCATATTTCCATTCCATCCACAACTTCTACAAACATCAAACCCAAATGAAAAAGATGAAATGACTAAACAATTAGAATTATCATTACAAACTCAAGGTGTTGACATTACTCCAACAAGTTTTCAAGAATTATTAGATGCAACACATCGTGCAAATATAATTGATAAATATGTATCACCTGCATTTGACTCCAATAAGGATTTTTTTAACAATCTTGCTTCATTGGCACCCTCTCCAATGACAAATAAAGATGCTTGGTTAGAACTTTTACAATCAACAAGACAGGAATTTGAGGTTTTAACAAATGATTCATCACAAACAGATATTGCAATTGCATTAGGGAATTTATCCAATATAATAAAACAATATGAAACTGAATTCACTAAACGTATGACTTCTAAAATGTTTACTGTATATGATAATATTGTTAAATTATCATTTGAGAATTTAGCAGAAGTTATATTAACATATTTCATTCAACCACTATCACGTTTAATTAATAATTTCAATTCAGAAAGTATTGTATTTATTCAACCAGAATATAAGTTGGGTATAGACCATATAGAAACAATTAAAACGAAAATATTGAAACCAGATACAAATATTATTACAAAATATTCAAAATATATAAGTAAAGATGATAATGATTTTATTAAAAGTAAATTAATATTCTTGAAACAGCAATTATGTGATATTAAACGTCTATGTACATCTATTGTAACAAATAATTCAGGTTCAATTGGATTATTACAACAATATATTAAACGTGCATTATTTATTATTCCAATAACAGAGGCAATTAATGACAAGATAATTCCTAAGGACGCAGGTTCAAATACAACAGGCAATATACGAGTAATTTATGATATATTGAAGGACTGTTTTCTAAAATATAATTTCGAGAAATTGGGTTATTCAACAGAGGCAATTAAACAGGAATTAATGATACGTTCTGAAAAAGAAAAGGACGAATTCATTAAATTTTTTGATAAGATGTCTGAAGATGAAAAAGCTGCTGAGAAAATGAAAAAGATGTTAGGTATTGGTCGTTGGGCAGTTGGTGGCACATCTGCAATTCGTATATATGATGCTGACCGTTGGGATGCTGAAAGAGCTGAACGTGCTGCTGCTGGCATATTTGATTTTGCTGCAAGACCTGATGGTGATGCTGTACCTGATGGACGTTCATATGATATGATTGGATTATCAGATTATGACGCAGGTCAGGATGGTTATGATAATGTGCAAACTAGAGAGGATGATTATTAGTTGATGCATTGATTATTCTGAAATCCCTATATAATTATTTAGTAGGGTTATAAAAATGAAAATACTACTTATTAGCGGTTTATTATATCTATTAGGTATTGCATTAGTATTATTTTTTCGTCCGGCTATTATGTTTAATAGTAAGGGCGAATGGAAAGAGTTTGGAATAGGTCGTGATAAGGATAAATTTACACCATTCCCATTTTGGTTATTTGTTTTTGCATGGGCTATATTTAGTTATCTTATCACTCGTCTTTTATTTAAAATAATTAATGGATTTAATACTTCCATAGAAAATACAATAATTAATGCTAATAAGAAAAATAGGTCGCAATATAATACTGAAATAAGCAGTGAATTAGTACAGGAACAACAAGAACTAATGCCAGGATTCTATATATTAAATACAGCATCTGCTAAAAAAGGTGTTCCTAAATATGTATATTATGGTACACAGCCTCCTTTAGAGTGATATGCACCTATAATATAGATGTATTAACTTGGCTACTCTATCTAGATTGAAGTATCTAATTTAGTATTTATATTAGTACCAATTTGATTTATATTATTTCTCATGTTTTTTATATCATCTAAATTTGGTATATTTTTAACTTTTAAAACATCATTGTTTGATTGTATACATGTCGATGCAAATGTAGATGATATAATTTGAGAATATAATGAACCCCAAAATGTTACAAATGCAACTGATATACCGTCTACTGTATTAGGTGAGAATTGTGGTGCTGCAGCTCTGATAGGATATAATAAAAATGGCAGAAAGCTTGTAATGAGTAATCCAACTATAATTGCAATTGGTGTAAATGTAGATAGTAATGCAATATGGCCTATTTTAACATTATTGCAGCTAATATTTTGCATTAATGCATTAAATCCTAATGCAATACAATATCCAATAGCTGGTACTAATGTCCATTTAATAAATGTAATTAAATATGCAGGTATACCATTAATCTGAGGTATATAATATAGAGTTAATAATACTATAGCTGTTATACTAACTGCAGCTCCAATTGTTAATCCATATCGGACTACTCGATCATTATCAGATTTTGCCATTTATTACTTTATATAATTTAATATAATTCAAATATATCACATTATATAATGTTTGCAATTCCTTTACACATTTAATTTGTTGATTCAGCGGCAGCTGCTGCAGCTTCCATCTTACGTTTTAATACTAAATCACCTGAATCAGAAAACATACTATGTAGTTCATTCTTTGGAGTAGAATCAGTTACTGTTACATCATCTGGTGCACCAAATATTTGCTTTGATGGGCGTTCTCTCTTTTGATTCTTGTAGAATTCATCACGTGCATCTTCATTTTCCTTGTATTTCTTCATTAATTCATTGAGTTGCTCCTCAGCATATTCTTGCTTATCAATTTGTGATGATGCAGGATCCCAAGGTAGCCATTTACCAACTTCACCTACAAGAATATTGTGATATTGGTCAGAACGCTGTAGCTTCTTAGCACGAGAAGCAGCTTCAGCAGTTGTTGCATATGTGCCACGAATCTTCACACCACGTACAGTTGTATGGAAGTCATTCAATGCTAGAAATTTATCCTCTAATTCGGTTTGTTTGCGACTTAGGAAATCCTTATATTGTTCGACAATAGTTGTTTGAGTAATTTCACGTTGATTCTTGCGAATATAATCAGTGTAGTCACCTAGGAAATCATCAATACGTAGACGATTTTTACGTAGAATATCAGCTGCATCAATATTACCAGCAGCTTCTAATGCATCAGACTTTAGAGTAATTTCATCATTTACTTTTTGTACAAAACTAGCTACATATTTTTCAAAGGACTTGGTTTTTACTTGAACGTCATAATCTTCAAGAAACTTCTCAAAAAAGAAGTTATCCTTTTTACTTAATACATTTTCAGGGCTAATAAAACTTAGTAATACATATCTTTGACTGGGAATTTCCGGGTCTTCATCTAAAAAATCCTCGTTAATATGCTTATTATTGGTGTTTTGAATGTCCGACATTTTCTTATATGAGGGTCATACTGATATTTTAAGCACTTTTCATGTAAATATGCGCGTCTTATTTTCTTAATAATCAATATAGAAAATGGATATCTCTATGAATGAATTAGTTTCCCGAATTGTCAAATACTTAGTTGAAGGTTTAGTTGTAGCTGTAGCTGCAATCTTCATCCCTAAGAAGAGCCTACCTCTAGATGAAGTAATGACCTTAGCTGTATTAGCTGCAGCCGTCTTTGCTCTATTAGACCTCTTTGTACCTTCCATGGGTGCACAAACACGTAATGGGGCAGCTCTTGGTTTAGGCTTCAATCTCGTGGGTTTCCCAATGCATTAAAGAGTAATTTTAATAAAATATAAAAACATGAACTAAATTATTTTATGTTTTTATATAATATTTATGCAATGAATAATAGTCTTTATCATTATCAATAAATATTATGTCTCCATTCTTATCTTTTATATATTCAATTGATTCTAATAATTTATTACTCCAATTGTTTTTATTATTCCATACATCTTCTTGTAATAAATGTATTATGTTAACACCATTTTCAATACATTTACTTATTTTATAAATATCATTTGCACGATTAATTTCTGGAGAAGACCAATTACTTATTTGTTCAAAGTGTTGTTTACCATCTAATTCAATTACTGTATGTATACTTTCAATATAAAAGTCAAATCTATATTCATTCCTTCTTTTATTTTTAATACACCAATCAAATGTTTTTTGTCTTTCAACCATATGATATCTATCTAATAAGAATTTATATAAAATTGTTTCTGTTTTATTTTGACATGTTGGACAATAATGAATATTTATATATAAATTATATAACATTGAATTAAATGATAGTTTACATGTTTTGCAATTAAACCAATATTTCTTTTCTGAACCTTTGAATATATTTCGTGGATTATCTTCATTTTTAGAATAATCCCATTCTAATATTCTTTCATGTGATGCAAATGATTTATTAAAACAAATATTACAATCCTCTTTTGAACATAATTTCTGATTTGCACAATATGCACATAATATACCAGATTGTATTTTGTTTAATGACACATATATCTCATGTTTGCACAGTTTACAATTAAAATAATATTTTTTATTAGAACCTTTAATTAATTCTCTAGGATTTACATTGTTAATTAAAGACCAATCTAATGTTTCTGGTATATTGCCTATTAATGAACTATTATAACACGATTTACAATCATTTTTATTACACAATATTTTATTATCACAACAATATGGACATACTTTAGTATTTTTAATTGAATATATTACTGTTGAAAATGTATGGTTACAATCCTTGCAAATAAATGCATATTTCTTATCACATCCTTTTGTAATTTCTCGAGGAGTAATACTATTAGTTATTGACCATGATGCTGCCATTGGATGAGATGCAAATGAATTATTGAAACAAAATGTACAATTATTATTATCGCATAAAATTCGATTAGATGTTTTACAATAAGGACAACCATGATTTTTAAAATTATTGAGTGATTTTTGGAAAGAGTGTTTACAATCTATACAGGTAAACCAATATTGTTTATTTGAACGTATATGTATATATTCAGGTGTAATATCATTCTTATTATAATCCCACAAATCATAATATGGTGAATTATGTTTAAAACTATTTTCAATACAATTTGTACAATCATCTGAACCACATAATATTTTACTATTAATTTTACACATGATATATAATTACAAATATAAATATTATATACTATAAATCAAATTTTAAATTGTTCTAATAAATTCCCATTTCATATCATCGCATATTAACTTCCATATACAGTCTTGTGCATATAATTTATCACGATTTTTGAGTAATGGAAAACAAGGCAGAAACTCATCTAATTCAAGGAGTTCACAGAATTTATAAAGAACATATGAATATGATAAGAAATTAGAACGGTCAGGGGGACAATATTTCTGGAATGATTGTTGTATTTCACGAAACATAGCACGCAACTTCTCCTCATTTTCGCGTGACATTACTGGAGCAGTTGCGCCATTAAGACGATTCAAAATATGTGGTATATGCTCATAATATTTTGTATATTTCAGTTTCTTAAGAATTTCACGAATCTTTGTTGATTTCAATGATGACATATTTGATATTCTCTCCTTCTTCAATTCAATAAGAATGGAATCATATACTTCCTGTGGAATTTCAGTAGATTCTTTTGCTTGAAATTGAGCCAACCATTCATTAAAATGATTAATGCGTTTGTATGCATAATAACAGATTTCACGTGGTGGGTCCTTATAAGATGGTTTATCACTATCAATTAATATGTGGTCTTGGAATCCACATTTAGGGCATGTAATAAATGCTTCATTCATGCAGAAGTTCATATCACTACCACATTTTGAACATTCTGCCCATCCTTCAGATTCACCATAAGCAGAACATCCAATTGATGAAGCCTGTTCAGGGTCAATAATCTGCAAATATTTATCAAAAATCTTATCACGTGATTGTGTATGTTTTGTTAAAGTCTCAATATGTTCTTGTGGTGCTGTATTTTTCACAGTTTGTTCAGGTTTCTCGGCAGCAGCAGCCTCTTCTAATGCAGCAAAGATGGATCCAGGACGCAGGTATTTTGTTCGCGCAGCAGTATTTTCTGGGGAAAAGTAATCCTGATTATATTTATCTCTCCATGCAGCTTGTGCAGATATCTTATCTTGTATGTCATAATAATTAAACAGAAGCTCACCAGTATCAAGATAATAATTAATAACATTACTTTTATTTTTTAATGTTTCTAACTCTTTCTTATACTTTTGTAATGTAATTTCTAATATTATTTCATCCGGCGGATTATGTTGTAATTTATGATTAATATCATCAATTAACCCTTCTAACTCTGTACATCTTTCATTTTGTTCTTCCATTTTGATTAATTGTTCTTGATGAATTGCATCAAGAGTGGAGCGTTTCTCTGAATTGACTTTCTTGGTTGATTTTGATTTGAATAATATATTTTGTGACATTTACTTGATTTTACTATTATGTGACTGTTGACAAATTGTTTAAGAGGGTTCATTAAATTTAAAAAGATGCGGCTCATTTTATTTTTTTTTCAAATGCATTGGTATAGAACAAAATGACTGGTGGTGGTTTAATGCAACTCGTCGCCTACGGCGCCCAAGATGCCTATTTAACAGGCAACCCTCAAATTACTTTCTTCAAGGTTGTGTATCGTCGCCATACCAACTTTGCCATTGAATCTATTGAAAACCCTTTCAATGGTGCCCCTAACTTCGGTAAGAAGGTTACCTGCACAATCCAACGTAATGGTGATTTAATCAACCGTATGTACTTACAAGCCACCTTACCTCAAGTTAAGTTAATGGATGAAGATGGTTCTGGTGCTGAATTCCGTTGGTTAAACTGGGTTGGTCACAACTTAATCAAGAGTGTAGAACTCGAAATTGGTGGCCAACGCATTGACAAGCACTATGGTGATTGGTTACACATCTGGAATGAATTAACCCAAGAAGCCGGCAAGCAAGCTGGTTACGCCAAGATGGTAGGTAACGTACCTCAACTAACCAACCTATTATCTCAAAGCGGTCTTGACTGCGATGGTGACTGCATTGCTGTAGAAAACCCTGAAACTTCTGAACAAAACCGTAAGTGCGCCCCAGAATACACCTTATACATCCCTCTACAATTCTGGTTCTGCCGCAACCCTGGTTTAGCTCTACCATTAATTGCTCTCCAATACCATGAAGTACGTATCAACCTCGAATTCAACGACTTACGTAACCTCTGCTATGACTACAGCCCTGTCAGCACTCACCGCATCCGCGACCGTGTAGCCAGCGCTGGTTTAGTAGCTGCTTCCCTCTACGTTGATTACATCTTCTTAGATACTGAAGAGCGCCGCAAATTCGCTCAAGTATCTCATGAATACTTAATCGAAACCCTCCAATTCACTGGTGGTGAATCTATCACCTCATCCAGCAACAAGATCAAGCTAAACTTCAACCACCCATGCAAGGAATTAATCTGGGTTGTACAACGTGATGCCTTCGTAAGCTGCGATGACTCTGCCTCCAGTGATGTAATGTTCTACAAGGGTCAACAACCTTTCAACTACTCTGACTTCTGGGATCGCTCTGTACACGACTGTGGTTACTCTGTAACCCGTGTTGAAGGTATGGCCGGCAAGAACCCTGTAGCTGCTGCCTTACTCCAATTAAACGGTCATGACCGATTCCAAATGCGTGAAGGCCGCTACTTCAATGAAGTACAACCTTACCAACACCACACCAACGTACCAGCTGTAGGTGTCAATGTTTACAGCTTTGCTCTAAACCCTGAACAACACCAACCTTCTGGTACTTGCAACTTATCCCGTATTGATAACACCACCTTACAATTATACGTAACCAACCAAACTGTAGGTGCTGGCAAGAGCGCAACTGTACGCGTATATGCCACCAACTACAACGTCTTACGTGTAATCAGCGGTATGGGCGGTTTAGCATATTCCAATTAAATGTAGAACCCTCCCGGTTAATTGTAATATAAAATACATATAAATTTGATTTCTAAAAAATAAATAAAAATGCGTTAGAACTCTAATAATTTTATAATTAAACAAATTATAAAATGACTAGTAAAATGGGAAGACCACCAAAAGATATTGAATACGCTGAAGTAGAATATAATGATAATTATTATATTGTTGGTAAAATTAATAAGAAAGATATATATAAATATTTTATTATTGATAAAGAAGATTTTAATAAGATTTATAATATCTCTTTGCATTTAATATCTACAAATTATATATCTCATACTGTATATGTTGATAATAAGCGCCCTGAAATGTATCTCCATAACATTATTATGAATCGTTATGGATTTCCTGGTAAAGGTGCTACAGAAACTGTTGACCATATTAATAGGAATCCTCTTGATAATAGAAAAGAAAATCTACGAATAATTACACAATCAGAACAGAATATGAATCAAAATAAAAAGAAGCGAAATGTTGTGCTTCCTGAAGATTCAGAACTAACAGCAGCTGATATTCCTAAACATGTATGGTATGTTAAAGCAAATGGCGACCATGGAGACCGCTTTGCAATTGAATTCAAAACCGAAAACATTGTATGGAAAACAACAAGCTCTAAGAAAGTATCTCTGAAAGACAAACTCGCCCAAGCAAAGGAAAAACTGCAACAACTATACGAGGAATTTCCCAATCTTAACCCTGATACAGATAAAGACCTTATTAAAGATTTGAATGAATCCTATAATGCAATTGTAGAGAAAGCTATGGATATGTTTGAATAATGTGGGTTACAAAAAATTTCATAACATATAATTAAATGCTCCAAATATTCTGTATTTTTCATAAAAGTATTGTGGACGAATGTTATTCACAACTCACCGACGAGGAACTATCCTATATTACATTTGTTGCAGTAAATGATACTATTCCAAAAGAATATTCTACAACACGTCCATACAAATTTATTAAAGAATGGGAACTGCCACAATATACTGATTATCATAATGATGGAATAAAAGAAGCATCTGTGCTATTTCATGTATATCGCAATAAATTGCATGAACAATATAAATGGATTGGATTCTGTCATTATGATATGATATTCAAGAAAGATTCTATTAATAATATTAATAAATTAATAAGATTATCTGATATTAATGACTATATTTCGCTGAATAATGAAACATATACAAATACAATGCATCGTTCATGGTTTCAAATATATTTATTAGCCATTATTGAACGTGAATTACCACGATATTTTGAACTTCCATTAAATAGAGAAAATACAATTCCACTATTTAATGCATTTGTAGTTCATAAAAACTTGTTCAAACAAACTATTGAATTTGGAGAACATATGTTGCCATTATTATATCCCATATGTGTTAATGAACCTAATAGAACCGATTATGGAAATTTTAGTTGTACATTTGAACGTGTATTTGGACTTGTTCTTGCACATTTAGGTAATAAAATCGCAGAGTTTGATGTAATACATGATTCTACAATACGGGTTTAGTAGAATGGAAATTTAGAAGCAAAACTTGTAATATCTTTTCTTATTTGATTTAGGATATCATTTCCTGTAAATTGCTTACAATATTCTGCTAACGATAATTCATCAGTATGTATATTAATAGCTTCTTTAATAGATGCATCAATAAAATATGCAATTTGTTTCATATCCTGTTCATTCATTCCACGTGTTGTAACCGCTGGTACACCAATACGAATTCCATTAGGCGATAGCGCTGACTTATCTCCTGGTATTGTATTTTTATTGACTGAAATTCCTACATATTCTAGTACCTTTTCAATACGAGAACCACTAATTTTTAATTGACGCAAATCAATTAAAAATAGGTGATTATCTGTCCCACCTGTTACAATACTGTATCCTCTGTCTTGGAGTTCCTGACACAGTTTTCTGCTGTTTGCCAAAACCTGCTGCATATACTGTCTAAATTCCTGTGTCATAACCTCCTGTAACTGTACTGCTACTGCAGCAATCTGATTCATATGTGGTCCTCCCTGTAGACCAGGGAATACTGCATCATTAATTTGTTGTAGATGTTTCTTGAAAAAAATAATAGCTGAACGTGGTCCACGCAGTGTCTTATGTGTAGTTGTTGTTACAATATCACACCAAGGAAATGGTGATTCTAAAAGCTGTGTTGCTACAAATCCACTAATATGTGCAATATCTGCCATTAAATATGCACCGCATGCTACTGCTATTTGTCTCATACGTTTATAATCCCAATCACGAGAATATGCACTAGCACCACATATTAATAGACGCGGTTTTACAGCACACGCAAGTTTTTCAATTTCATCATAATTTAACAGCCCTGAAGCATCCACAGTATATGGTATACTTTCATAATATGTAGATGATGCAGTAAGACGTTTACCAGAAGGTGTTGTATATCCATGAGATAAATGTCCACCAGAAGGAAGGTCAAGACCCATGATGCGGTCATGTGGTTTCAAAATTCCAAGATATACTGCAGCATTTGCAACACTTCCTGAATAAGCCTGTACATTACAGGACCATTCTTCATTACAATTGAATGCTTTCAGGGCACGCTCTTGACAGAGAGTTTCAAGACGGTCAACAACTTCATTGCCGCCATAATATCTACGACCAGGAAGACCCTCTGCATACTTATTAGTAAATGTAGAACCGAGTGCTTCCATAACAGCACGAGATGTGAAATTTTCAGAAGCAATCAATTCAATACCATTACATTGTCTAGCAGTTTCTTGATTCAATAGTTCCCATACAGTTGGGTCACAGATTTCTAGAGACCGATTCATTTACAGTTTATTTACGCAGTAAATTTAGGCAGCGCAGCTCAGCAGATTATACAGCAGCTTTTTTTAACAACAGCTGCAGCAGACAGTTTATTCCATTCATCAATGGAATATTTAGAGCCCATTGATAAGTTACATCGAGAACAGATTGGACGTAAATTCATTATATCAGTTGCACCGCCAGCAGATTCAGGAATATTATGTCCAACATGAAAATCAAAAGTAGTTATTATATTCTTACACCACACAACTGTACAAGGCGATTCATATTTCTTACCAACATATGTAAGCCATACTTGTTCTCTTAGAGCACGTGGTATGAATTCTTTCTTATATTTACTCCCACTTATATCTTCAATAGTTGGGTATATTTTCTTAGCCATTGTATCATCCATTTCTTGATACATCTTATAATATATATTATATATCAAATTTAAATATAGGATGAATAGAGTTTCAATAAATGGAGTGCAATTAAAAGTTGTTCATTATAATGGACCATTATGGCGTGCAGATTATAGCTATATGAAAGAGGGTACTAATGCCCGAACTAATTATGCAGGTGCAGAATATAAATATTTTACATTAAGTCGTGATGAATTGGGGTCATATACAAGACGTGGTATGACTCATATTAAACGTTGGCAATCACGTCGTCCATTAGTATTAATCGATATAATGGACAAAACTACACATTCTGCATTAAAGCGAATAATAGGTGAAGATTATTTGAGAATTCCATTACCACTAAATAAAAATGGTCGCCCATATAGAGTTAGCGAAGAAAATACAGCTAAAAAGGATGATGAATTTTTAGGAGAGCTATGTAAATTAGGTTTGGATGGGTATTATATGATACGACAAGAAGCACGTAATGGAGTAGATACATTTCATTCAGAAGTGGGGCTATGTTCAACAGCATTTAGTGATTTAGAATTAATGGATGTTTCAAAAGCAAATAATGCTCCTGCATTGAAAAGAAATCAGACGAAAAAAAGTAGATTTCAATTGAATAATGCAGTAAGTCCTCCACAATTTGGATTATTCAATACTAATAATTCGAGAACAAATTCTATAAGACGCCCTCGTTTCAATAATGAATCTAATACAAATAATGCAATGAGTCTACCAAAAAGAAGAAGGATAAATACGAAAAAGAATAATACAATGAGACAACCATTATTTTTTTAAATTGTGTGTTTATTATGGAAAATAAATCCTACGGCATATAGTGAGGAGACATCCTCATATCTGGTCTTAACTCAATTGGTAGAGTACTCGATTGTAGTTTGATTGCAAAAAACTGAGCATAACTCGAGCAGTCAGCGGTTCGATTCCGTTAGACCAGATGAATATAATTTTACATTGTATGTATGAATACTATATAAAATTATTGTAATGAAATCCAAATAAATTCGGCTTCATCAGATTCCCATATAATTTCTGGAGGAGCAGACCATTCACTATACAGTTTTGCTTTAGTAGTAGGTCTGTCTAATTCTAACAGTTTTTTAAGAGCCTGTATGCGTCGTTCAATAGGTCGTAATGAGGGTGATAATTTACGAGACAACTGTTTCCAACGCCATTCAAATTGCAGTGCTGCCTGCCAGTCAGGGAAACCTGTGACATAACAGATTCGATGCCAGGTGCAGCCAGCTGCGACAGCAATTCCTGTCCTGCGTGCACCACCTGCCAGTTCACAGTTATGCTGTCTGAGTCTGCGTTCAACATCTACAGTTGCACCAACATATGTTTCTTCTGTAGATGATTGGAGGCAGTAAACAAAGAAGGGCATACTAAAGAATAAATATATATACTATGTTAAACAAACAAAATGAATATATTAGTAACAGGTGGGTGTGGATTCATCGGTTCAAATTTTATTAATTATATATTAAAAAAATATAATAATATTAATATATATAATATTGATTGTCTTAATTATTGTTCTAAAATTAATAATGTAGAAAACAATATAAATTATACATTTATTAAAGGGAATATTACAGATAAAGAATTAGTATATAATATATTATATAATTATAAAATTAATATAATTATACACTTTGCAGCACAAACTCATGTTGATAATTCATTTGATAATTCATTACAATTTACAATTGACAATATTTATGGTACCCATGTACTCTTACAAGCTGCAAAAGAATATGGAAAGATTATTAAATTTATTCATTTTTCAACAGATGAAGTATATGGTGAGGTGGATGCAGAACACAATGGATGTTGCGAAAAGTCTATACTTAATCCAACAAACCCTTATGCAGCAACAAAAGCTGGTGCAGAATTTCTTGTTAGGTCATACAATCATAGTTTTAAATTACCAATTATAATTATAAGATGTAATAATGTATATGGTCCTAATCAATATCCTGAGAAAGTAATTCCACGTTTTATTAAATTATTAAAAGACAATGACAAATTAACAATTCATGGTAACGGATTAACTCGTAGAAACTTCATATGGGCTGAAGATGTAGCATCTGCAATTGATATAATATTATTTAAGGGAGAAATAGGTGAAATATATAATATTGGTTCAAATCAAGAATATTCTGTAATAGATATTGCAACTATATTAATTAATAAAATAAAAAATGATAATAATATTGAATCG